GTTTTTTCATGAAGTGAGTTGCCTACCAGGTCGCCATCGCAACGCGCACCCACGTGTTCGTGGCCACACACGCGTAGTGGAATCCGGAATCATCCGACCATTGCCCGGGAGAGCACGCCGCCGAGGAGCTGCCAGGGACCGCGACTGAACCCGAAACCGCATGGAGCACGCTAGCCGAATCCTTATAGGTCAAGCGGTCGGCGTGGTCTGTGTCCCACACCATCGTCAGACTGCCCGACCCGGGTGTCGCCAGACTCGCCGCACTTTGATGCAGCCCGCCCGCCTGGAAGGGACCGCTCGAAGCGAAGCCGCCAACGCACGTAAGCGGTTGCCCGGTACCGCCCCAGGTGCAATCGGTCGGTGTGAGTCCGCCGGCGCCGTCTGCCACCCACACGATGTTAGCCGCGCCGGAAGTGGTGGCTCCCGCGGTTGGTGTGGCCCATTTGACACCGAGCGCCTGCGTCGAATCGGCCGTCACTACCTGCCCGTTGCTTCCGACTGGAAAGCGAGCAACCAGGGTTGAGAACGCCTGAAGATCGCCCTTTGTGGTGAGAACAGAGGCCGCCGGCGTTGCCCACTTGATCCCGAGCGCTTGCGTTGAGTCGGCAACGATCGTTTGACCGTCTGTACCGACTGGAAGGCGCGCCCCAAGAGTGGAAAACCCGAATATATCGCCCTTCGTGGTGAGTGGGATGGTCCCGCCCCCAGGTGTCGCCCACTTGATCCCGAGCGCTTGCGTGGAGTCGGCCGTCACCACCTGCCCATCTGTTCCCACGGGAAAGCGAGCGAACGTGCTCGAGAACCCCTGGAGGTCGCCCTTCGTGGTCACGGTTACGCCGGCTCCCGTGGCTCCGGTTGCCCCAGTTGCGCCCGCGGAGCCAGCCGCGCCAGTCGCGCCAGTCGCTCCGGTTTGGGAAAAGGGACCTTCCCAGGCGTAGGTAGAGCCGGTGTTTTTGACGCAGAGATACAGCGAGGAATTCGCCGCGCCGGCATCGGAGCGGTGGAAGGTGAAGCCCACGCTAACAATGGTGCAAAGGCCGCTGCTTGGTACCCCGGTTCCGATGATCTGCTTGCTATTCAGCGCCGCGAAATTGGCGTTGAACGCCGGGAGTGAAACCGAAACGACAGCATCGCCGGCATTGATTGTTGACAAAGTGATCTGTCCGGAGGCGAGAGAAGCGCACACCGCGACCAGTAGTAAAGCTCGTCTTACAGTTGATTCCACGTTTTAACTCCTGCGATCGCGGTCCACGTCGAACTTCCAAAAATGCCCGTCCAGGTGCCGGAGGTGCTCACGATGCACCAGACCCACCTATGGCGTTGGGTTGACCAGCAGGGGTACCGACTCTCGATACCTTCGAGGTGCGGGGTTATGACGGCCTGCGCGCCGAGAAGAGGCGCGAGAAATAGGGCGAGGACGATGAGACGCTTCACACCTCGCTATTCGACAAGCAGCCGCTTACTTCCTAAAACCCTTGAGCGTTCCTGAATAGAAAGATGAGGTTGACGCCGGGACAGCCTGGTACGCTCCTGCGTCCCAAGGGCCGGAGGAAGGACGGGAAACGCCTGACTTATCCGTACCAAGGTGGGAGATGCTCAACGACGTAAGGTTGGCCGCCATCGCGATCGCTGGGGATCCCGCACCGAGCAGGTACGAAGTCAGGTTGAGAAGCGGAGAGGCAGCGATGCTATTACCATCCAGCCCGCTTGCGGTTTGCCAGCCGGAGAGGCTGTTGAACGAAGATCCGTTGTTCGTCCATGTGGTCGTCAGGTAAAAATCGTTATTGTCCGACGCCGCGATTGTGCAGCCCGAGGGTGCATAGAACCCGTCCGTGTTGTAGAAAATGTTGTTGCGGACGTCATGGCCAGAGTTTGACGAGCACTGAAACCCCTCCGAGAAGTCGCTTACATCCACGAAGGTGTTGTTATAGACCCGACAATTGTCGGACCCCGAACCCTTGCAGAACACATCGCCGTTTGCGGGCTGATTCAGCACGGTGCCTTGGGTGAGGTCGAAAATATTGTTGAAGATCGTTGTACCTGAACCAAGCTGTTCAAGAAAAATCTCAGCCGTGATGTGAGTGCCGCCGTAGCCGGAGTCTCGACTCCAGACGCCGTGGAAGTAGTTGTTGTAAATTTGAACGCTATTCACACTGGAACCGGACGCCTGGCTGAACATGTGGATGGGGTCGTGGTGCCAGATATTGGGCGAGCCCGAGTCCCAAAGGTAGGCCCCGCCGCCTAAATCGTTGTCGTGAATACTTACGCCGGAGATGATAGCCCCGGTTGAGCCGGCCGCGATCGTCATCCCGTGCTCAACGAACGTGAGCGTGTTGAAGCTTGCCTCAAAGTTAGAGTGCGTCGTTGAAACCGCTGAATTGGTGAATGCGAGCCCGATGCGGCAGTGGTCGACGGTGTTGTGTGTAAAGAGAACGTTGTCGGAGCTGTCCGCGGCAATGCAATCCGCGTCCGTGGCATCCGTCGTATTGTCCTCCTCGCGCAAATAGAAATTACTGACGGTCAGATGCTGGACCGTAAGGTTGCTACAGCCTACGCTGTTGACGGCCCGTGAGTCGACCTGATTTGCGAGTAGCGTACCGTTCGCTGTGTTCTCGATTTTGCCGTTGGTTCCACCATCGATCGTGATGTAATTTTGGCCGGTGCACGCGATCGCCCCGCCCGTGCCCCATGCCGGCGACGTCAAGTCAGCATCTGTTTCAAAGAGGAGGGTTACAGGGTTTCCGGCTGAGCCGCTCCCCTGGAACGTCAAGAGCGTTGTGTTGAGGCCGCCGGTCACGATACTGCAAATATGTACAGTATCCCCGGCGCTGATCTTGCCGGCGCCGGCGCCCCAGTTTCCCGAGCTGTTAAAGAACGTGTAGGGCAGCTGGTTGCTGCAATTTGAACCGTCGCCCGTGCCCGCTGAAGACTGCCCGATGTACAGGTCTTCCGCAACGCAGGGTAAGAGCGCGAGGAGCGCGAAGAGGATGAGACGCAGCATGATGGCTTGAAATGCGTGCCTAGTTGCAGGCGGAAATATCGCCCGCTGTCATCGTGGCCCAGCCTAGAGTTTTTCCGTCCGACTTCCAGCAGGCGAGCTTCGTAGCGGTACCGCCGCCAGCGTGAACCTTGGCTAAGGCGGTTTCCGATCCCAAAAAAACATCTGTCACATTACTGTCGCCAAAGACCATCCGATTGCTCACAGTAACCGAAGCATTGGCACCAATTCCGGCAGAGTTTTGACAAGAGCCGCAACCTGATGCATCGGCATCCGCTCCCAGGAAAGTGTTGTTGCTGCCTGCGGCTACATGCTGCCCGGCAGCGGCTCCCATTGCTGTGTTCGAATCTCCGGTAGCTTCTTTCAGCGCAGAGTTGCCGTTACCCGTGTTTCTTTGGCCGGTAGTCACGGAATAAAGCACTTGGTAGCCATATGCCTGGTTATCTGAACCCTCGGTGAGGTTGTACAAAGCTTGAGTCCCAATTCCAAAGTTATCGAATCCACTGGTGATGGCATTGAGCACCTGAATTCCAATTCCCATGTTTCGATAGCCTGCCTCTGTGTTGTTCGCTGGCTGGCCAAATCCTGCGTGCCAGCCAATATATAAGTTCATGCAATTGAAGTACGTTCCACAAGGTAGGCCTCCGGCATCGCTGGCGTCTGGCATTGTTCCCCAGATTCTAATAACCTCGTCGCCCGCCTGATTTACTACCGTGATTCCTGACTTGGCAGCGGTGTAATCCGCGGGGTCGGTATCCGAAGCATTGACGAACACCTTGCCGCTGGCCATATAGGACGCACCCTCCATCGCCAGACTTCCGCTAGGAAGGCCCGTAGGTGCCGTACTCCCGATCTTGCAGCTTGCCCCAGTGCAGTTCATCGGGGCTGCCGCTAGCGCCGCTCCAGCCTTCACCTGTACGTCCCCATCGCTGCCCGCCGGCGACGCACCGCTTCCACCGCTAGGCGTGGCTGGCGCCCAACAACCGGTGGTTGAATTCCACACCAAGGCCTGCCCATTTGTGGGAGCCGTGGGGCAGACGTTTTTCCCCCTCAGCCTGGTCGCGTTCGTGAACACCTGCGCGTTGGCAGGAAAAAGAAAAGCGCTGGTCAGCAGAGCTGCCAGCGCAAAGGAAATGTTCTTCATTAAGTATCTACCTGATCGGGAACAGTTTGCGCGTTGTGAGAATCAAGTTGCGGTCCGCGGCCTGGTTAACCGGCGTGCCGGTTGTGCCGCTGCGAACCTTGAGGAGCACGATTCCGCCGAACGGATCGGGCGAAATCTGCAAGTACTTGCCCGCGGGAGCCGCGGGAGCGAGCGTTACTTCTGATCCGGAGTCGTCGTACAAATCATGAAACGACGCGCCGAGGTCATACGAAATTTGAAAGGTGAGGGATGCCGCGGACCAAGCCGCGGACATCTGGATTCCAACGAGAACATGGTCACCGAGAAGCGCACCGTTCGATAGTGCTGTGCCGGAGGCGATCAACACGGGGATGGTCTTCTGGACTGCGCTCATGTTAGTTCTGCTTCAGCTCGTACACCGTGTAGAAGAGAGTCAGCACGGCCGTCGAGTCGCCGGCCGCGAAATCCGCGGTTGCGGCCAACCAGTCGATACCGACATTGGGAGTCAGCACAAGGGCTGCTGCCTGCGCACCAGGCGAGACAACGGCATTCGCCGCGGCCTGAATCGTGGCAGCGGCTACCGTGCCGCTCAACAGATTGACGGTTGCACCGTGATAGACAAAGGACAGCGCGCCGCCGCCGGTGAACTGCACCGTACCGTAGCGGAATTGGACGATAGCCCGGGTGAGCTGGATTGCTTTGTTTAACCCGGGAGCCGCGACAAGCGCGAGGGGCGCGCTGTGCGAGGTCGTGATGTCGGCAGCGTTGACAAGAAACGAGTCAACGTAGGTCTCTGCTCTGATGCCGATCACGCTGGAGAAACCGCGTCGGAGTCGTCTCATGGTTAGCTCGAAGGGACGCCCAGGATGCCGTAGAAGCCGTTGTAACCGACAGAAAAACGCATCCAGCCGGCGGTCTTTACGGAGCGACTTTCAAATTCGACATCGTGCACCGTGTTAAAGGATTCGCGGTCGTAGTGACGCAGTTCCGTGTCTTCTTTTTCCGCCTGGATGAACCATGCGCCCGGGTCGGTTAAGTAGTCCCACACCATCCAACTTTCGAAGGAAGGCATACCGGAACGACGCTTAAAGCTGTTGATAGCGCGGTTCGAAGTGTCGCTACGATCGTTGCCGCCGAGCAATTCGGCCGTGATGAATTCGAGCTGCGAAGGCACGATCATCTTCCGAGGCGGGATGCGCAGCTTCTTGCCGCGGTGGTCGACAGTCTGACGCATGGTGGTGAGCGCCAGTTGGATCGAAGTAACATCGGGATCGGTGGCGAATGCAAGCCGATTGGTTTGCACTCCGCCGCCGACTAACGGGTGATCCACGGCAAAGAGTGTTTTGCCATCGGGACCAGTGGCTGACGTGAAACCGGTGTTGAACACCGAGGCGCACGTTACCTCTTTAGTCTCTTTGGCACTTTTGCCAAGCTCACTTGCGAGCTTGCGGACCACGCCGAACTTGTCATCGTCCTGCGCAATGCGCGAGACCTTGAAGCCAAGCGAATACTGCGCGGGGATGTAAGTCTTGTTGAACCCGGGTAGCGGATCGTCATAGACGGTCTTGTCGTTTTCGGGGACCACACTGAATTGGCCGAAACCGGTTACCTCGGTGGTCTGCTCGATCGAGCGCGAGGAGGTCTCCATGCGGAAAACCTCGCTGTACTGATCGGGAAAGCGGGTGTACTTGGCCATCACTACCTCATCGATCGCGGGCAACATGCTCGCGAGGTTAAGGTCTGGAAAACTCTGTCTGATGTACATTTCTTGGTCCTGGTCCTGTTCCTGTGCTGGCTATACGCCGGCGCTGCCCTGAGCAAATTCGCTCTTGAGAATCGTGACTTCAACGATCGCGTTGGCGCCTTCAGCGTTCGGGCTGATGTTGCACACGCGAAGGATTCTCAGATCGAGGCCGGCCGTGGTCGCGATCGAGCCGTTGGCGACACCGAAGGTGCTCTGTTTGGTGAGCGCGTTTCCGGTACCGATTGCGACGTTCGCGTTCTTGCCGACATGCGAGGCGGTGGTCACAGCCAAAGCACCATCCACCTGAGCAATAAAGGTGGTGTCGATCGAGTCGACAACCAGGTGCGTGGTGAGCGTGGAAGCCGCGCCGAAATTGATGGAGGATCCCTGGTAGAGCGAAGTGCCCGGAGTCGCGGCCTGCGCGCTCTTGCAACCGGGGACCGGGTTACCGAGCCCGGTGGGAGAAGCAACGCTGAGCGCGGCCTTGAGCACCAGGTCATTCATGAAGATCGCCACGGTGTCCGATGCCGGCTTGCCGTACTCGCGACTGAAAAAGGGTCCGCCGCTATCGCGGTTCAACGGACGGAATCCGAAAAGGTTATTTGGGTTAGCCACTTAAATTTGGGGAAATCCCCTCCTTGGGGGCTATCCGACAGGTCAGAACGAAAACGAAGCTAATCCGTGAATCCCTCGGTACGTGCGTCCGCGGTGGAAGGCGCGCAGCTCCGTTTGCGCCTCCGCCACGAAGATCAACTTGACCCACCAGAACTGAATCTCTTTGTCGTCTACGGCCGGTTCGAGGTAGAGCAACTCGACCGCAGCACTGTTATGGATAAGGTGCGCGCCCGGCCGGAGTTCCACTTATCTGCCGATCGAGATACCCGTGGCCCGGGTGTCGCCGGTGTAATCGTCGTTCAGAGCGGGGTCCGCGGTGGTGCCTTCGCCACGTTTCAGTAACGAGGCGCCGAGACCACGCCCGCCCTCGGATCTGATTTCTCGTTCAGCCGAATCGTAGAAACTGTTTTCCTGTTCCGCTAGCTGCTCCCGGCTTTCATTGGCCCAGTGCAGCCGGCGCCGCTCCGCCATCGCGGTGGGAATCTGCCCCATGACGAGCGTGCCGATTTTGACCACATCGCCGTTTTCGTCCTTGGTGATCTCGTAACCACGCAGCCCGAGCACGTCGTTACAACGAATGGATAGGAACTTCACCGAAAAACCGGGACGGCCGTAACGCTCGACCGCAGCCCGCATGGGGTTCATGAGGAGCGGATCGAGTTCGGTGTCGAGATCGATTTCAATCGTCCGCTGCGGGATTCTGAGGATGCGTTCCTGGAACGCCTTTGCGGTCGCCTCCTTCCCGAACTTCGCGATGGAGCTGCGGAGCCCTTTGCGCATGATCGGGTCCGGAGCTGCGAGCTCACCGCGTTGCATGATGAGGTCGTAGAACCCTTGCGCGGTAGCGTCCAAGCCATACTTTTCCAGACGTTCGTGGAACTGGGGACAGTTGCTCACAACCGGGTCCGGACCGTAGACCACGCGGGTCGTGGTTCGCAGATCTCCGAATGCTTTCTTGTCCCATTCGTCGCGGAGTAGTTCCCCGGCGGTTTCCGCGGGTGCTTCCTTCAGGTCGAGGCCGAGGTCGATCGAGTCCTCAACTTCTTTCTGGATGATTCGCTCTTGGCGAGCCGCGAGGATGCGCTGATTAGCGACTTCCGCGGGATCGGAGAGCGGTAGTTTCGGTGGAGTGTTGGTAGATCGTCCCATTGGTTATGCCGCCTTCTTTGTGCGAGTCGGCATCTGTTTCATGCCCATCTGGACGCCCTTTTGAGCGCGTGCCTTGTAAGCCTCGGGAGTGATCCCCATGGCTTCGCAGATATGCAGCTCCTGAGCGTTTAGCTCGTCGTCGTCCTCTTCGTCCTGATCGGTGGCCCGAGCCGGGCGATCGGCGCCTTGCGCCTTGATCCGAGCGAGCCGCGTGGCTTCTTTGTCAGCCTTAGCGTCCGCGGTTTTCTGGGTCGCGGTCTTGATCGTGCCGCCCTTGTAGCCAGCGAGTTCCGCTCGTTCGGCTGCGAGGCTCATGGCCAGCGCTTCCGGAACGCCTTGGCGTTTCAGCTCGCCGTAGGCTTGCGCCGTTGCGGTGAAGAACACGGATGACTTGTCGCGGAGGTCAGGGAATCGCCCTATCAGGTCCGCTTCGGCCGAGAGCTGCGCCGCCTTGCTGTTAACCGCCTGCTCAACTTCGGCTCTGCTCGCATAGCCACGCTTGCGCATGAAGGCATCGAAGCCCTTGGCGCCTTGCGTAGAAATCAGGTCCAGGAGGTCGGTGTCATCCTCGGGTTCGGGTTCAGCCACGGCCGCCGGCGCCGGCGCCTGCCTGGTGGCTTTGTCGTACCAGAACTCGGTGGCGCGCTTATTCTCAGCGATTTCCGCCTTGAGCGCTGCAAGCTCCGATGAGTTGTCAACTACTGCTGGCACTGCCGCCGGTGGGGTGGCCACCGCCGGTGTTGCCGGGGGAGTGTTCGTAACGGTGATGGGGTCCATTTAGGCTGCTTTGGAGTACTCGGTATTGCCGTAGAGGTCGGTGCGTTTCGCGGTGTAAGGGCGAACGCACGCTTCACAGAGGAGCTGGTAGATGCCGTCCTTCGGGACGACGTAGATCTTGGCTGCGATGTCGCGAGGGCTTGTCAGCTCCCAGGGTGTCCGGCAGATTTGGCAGGTGCGGGGAATCGCTCCACCGCCAAGCCAATCAAGCGTTGTGCAGTGCCAATCGAGACAGTAGTCACAAATGACTTGCCCGCTCCCGAGCCGGTGAACGAGGAACTCGGGTTTCTCGATCGAGCACCAGTTACACCGAACCGTCACAACCACGCCAGTCATAACGGCTATCCGACAGCTATCTATTGCTCTTGCGAAGGTCTAGAGTTGAACGAGCGAGGGAACGTTATGACGAAGATGGAGCTGCTGCTGCTTCAACACAGGGTTCAAACGCGGTTGCTGTCCATGACACAAGCCCTTGATGTTGCATTGGAGAAAGAAGGAAACGTTATGGTTGACCCCAAAGTTGCCGCCCTGATTACAGAGTTCGATGCCGCGACCGATAAGATCGCTGCCCGAATTCAATCGCTCATCGACGCCGGTGGCCTGTCCGTGGAATCTGCCGCGGCCCTACAGGGAGAAGTCGACAAGCTCAATACTCTCGGTCAGGACCCGGCGAACCCCGTCCCGGTTGCTGCCGCATAAAGGAGAAAGTTATGGGAGACGGAAACAACAACATTCCCCCGGACTCAAGGGTCCAGGACACCCAGGAAGATTTCGAAAATCAGAGCCAGGACAATGCGTTCCGCGATTCTGATATGGCGAACAATTGGGGATCGAACCGGAAACGGACGTACGATGCCTACCAACATCCCGACCTCGAAGGCATCCGCCAGAATCAACGCATCTTCGAGCAGTCGGCCGCAACGCTCCAGTCGAATCTGGGCGCTCTTAACAACCTTACTATCCAGGCCCTTCAAAACGGGATTAAGGTCTCAGACAAGATCCACATCGACGCGGCCAACGATGTCGTTTCTGAACGCGCCGCATCCCGCAAGGTAGCCGATATGGCAGCGGATGGCATGTGGACCGATCAGATGAACCCGGTCACCCGGGGAGCGGGTAACGATATCACTGGGCAGGCTCCAGTCAACGATGCGCTGGGATCTACCGCTTCAATCATGACCACCATGAATAATCTGACTCTCCAGTTCACTGGCGCCATGGGCGAGATGGTAACGGCCATCGTCGGATTAGCTAACAGTCAAGCGGCCCAGAATCTTGCGCTGGCTCAACTGATCCAGAACGCCAAACAGGGCACCGCGCCCGCCGCTGCTTAACGCTTCGTCATCTCTGCCAGCATCTGTGCTGGTAGTTCCAGGGCCGTGCGCAACGCTGCCACGGCGCCTTGTGCTCGTCTAACCTTTAACCCCGAGTCCGAACTGATACAGGCGTCCTGAGCGCGTTTCATCTCTGCGTAAATGCGCGACTGGATGCTCAAGAAGAGTTCGGACTCGATCATCCGTTGAAACTCCCCACGATCCACCGCGTCTGTGCGGTCCACGGTCAAAAGCTTTGCGGTCATGCCTGGTGCATCCCTTCAGGGTGTCCGGAATAGATTTGCGGCCCCGCGGCTTCGGGATTGCCGGCCGGTTGCGTCTGTTGCGTTCCGCCGAACAAACCCTTCGGGAGAGATCCCGGTCCCGCCCCAGCAGCCGCCGGCGGCCCTTGCTGCGCGAGTTGCCCCGCCGACTGCACAACCGATTCCATGATGGCTTGCTGAATCTTCTTCTGCTGAAGCTGAATGATGTGGTCGTGGTAGTGGACGATAAGCCCCTGCATCGCATCCTTGTCCGCGTGCTCCGGATCGGTTTCAGCGAGCTTGAGGTCTTTCATGTGCCGGGTCATGTGCAACAAATCATTGTCCATCGGATTGACGTGAACCTCGTCGCCCTCACCGTGTAGGAACTTAATCCATTCCTGTTTCGGATCAACTGGCGCGTCGGGAGCCGGAGGCCTCGGGACAATCGCCTCAAAGTCCGGATCGCCCAGAGCTTCGTGCGCCTGGCGCGTCACTTCCCAGAGCGCTTGGAATGTCGGGTCGAGCGGGTTCTGCGTGATCAGAGGATTCTGGAGGTCGAGCTGGTAGCGCGCCAGAGTCTTCTCTTTTTCCGCTTCGCGAGAGTAGAGGCTGTTGGCGAACTGCAGCCGGAAGTCGTAGCGGCCGTCGCGGTCTTCCGCGGTAAGGAACGCGCCGCCGTCCTTCGTTCCGAAAGCGCCGTCTGCATCCTCCTCGGTGACCCTGAAGAACAGCTCCTCGGGCGAGAAGATATACTCCATATCCCAGAAGTGGGACAAGACCACGCTCATGTCCTCGCGGAGAACCTTTATATCCAGCGAGATGCGAACGTTGCCTTCCTCTAGGAGTGAAACCGTCTGCTGTGCGGTGCGCGGTGCGTTCGGGCGATCGCTTTGCCGGCCCATCTGCAAATCGCTCATGCCGGTGAGCTTTTCGCCGTATGCAAGAACGGCTTGCTCCTTCCAGCTCGCGATGTCCATGTTGGCGCCGATTTTGAGCTGAACGATGTCCGTTGCCGGGTTGTCCAGGGGGATTGATATCCCGGGCGACACTTTGAAGGTTTCGGGATTGAAACCGGACGCCGGGCGGTAGCCCAGTGGCGGGTTGATGGCGAGCTGCCCCGCCTCGGTCGCCTGGTTGTGGTTGGTCCGGAGTTCGTCTTCGAGGTCGATGAGCATTTCCGCCATGCCCGGGGACCAGTACGAACCGTCCTTGATCATTGAGCTTTCAACGAACGGTCGTTTGTTCTTTTTGGTCGGGTAGAGCTGCGCAAGATCCTGGATGCCAATCACCAGGTGAAGGTCCCAGAGGTAGCGGATTACAAAGTCCTTCTGCCGCATCTGGCGCTTTTTGAAGTCCCACTCGGAAGCGTCGGAGTTCTTGCCCTTGAGCGGCCGCCATTTGCCGTACCATTCGAGGACCAGCACGGACTCGCCAGAACTCAGCGGGCGCTCGTACATCAGCCCTTCCGCTTCGTCCTTCTCGCGCTTAATCTCGTCACCCTCGCTCTCGCGTTGGATGCCGTGCTGGGCCATGTTGAGGATCCTGGTCCAGTTCTTGGTAATCCCCTGGTAGCGGCCTTCCTCCTCGCCTTGCAGGAGCGCGTCCGGTGAAATGCGGTACTTTCTAATAACGAAGCTGAACTCATGCAGAGTGTCGACTTCTTCGCAGGGCACGATGAAGTCATCCGGCCACAACGGGGTAAACTGAGGCCCCTCGTAGTCAACGACATCGTGCCCGTCGACATCGAAGGTGTCGCGCAACCAGGGTGAATACGCAACGCTTCGGCCGAACAGCAGCTTGCGAAGCACGAACACGCAGAACGGGTTCGTCAGCTTCATGTAGGAGAAGATCCGCCAGGTCATGTAACGCGAGATCTTCTTGTCGCGCTTGAAGTCAGACGGTCCGGTGGGAACTGCCACAATCTCCGCGTCATCACCGAATAGGGCATCCATTTCCTTTGCCCATTTGGTGAAGATGTTCCAGCGAATGTAAGGAACCGGGACGTTGCTCGAGCTCTCTTCGCCCTCGGCCGGCATGTTGACCTTGGCGCGCCAACGCCGGTAGTACTCCCGCCACATTTGGATGCGCCGGTTATGATCCGCGAGAGCGGAGCGGTAGTCCTGCTGAATCCGGTTCGCGACTCTCGAGAGTTCGGCGGCCGGCCACTTCAGCTGGAAGTCCTGCTGCTTCTTATCTTCGAGCGCGTCCTGGTCCTGATCCTGCATTTAGTGCTTCCACTTCTTCGCGTTTTCCGCGAACTGGGCTTCCCTCCGGAGCGACTCGGATTTGCTGCCGAGAGCTTCGGAGAGTTTGCCCGAAGGGATGGGGGAACCCTGCGCTACGCCCAGCTTCTTGTGAAGGAGCCCCTTATGGGATTTCTTGATGTGAATGGCCACATAGGGCTATTCGCCCGCGATCACGGTCAGTGTTCGATCGTTGCTCGCTTTCAGCGCCAATCGAACAGCCTCGGGCATCACGATGCAGCCTTCGGAGGCTTTTCCCGGGTGGGCGATTGAATCCGCGTGAATAAAGAAACCAGAGCGTCCCCACATCAGATTGTCGTCGTGCGGGAACAGGCGCATGGCGATCGGTCCCAGGCGTGGCTCAGTGTGAGCCGGCCCGATCTGGTATTCGCCGCAAGGGAGCGGCCCGAAGTTGTGCTCGCGCTCGCGAGCCGGGTTATTCACCGCGGAGGCGTCGAAGGCGGGCGGGATGTTGCCGCCGGCGTAACCGGTTCCGATCAGGTTGCCGTCGTGGAAAAGCGTGCCGCGCCGCTGGCTGTAGGTCCACATTATCTGGCGTCCCGGAAGCGGAAGTACAAGTAAGCGCAGAAGGCCGCGCAGATTGCGATAGTTTGCAGCAGCTGGCTGAGATTCGGCCCGACTTCTATCACGGTTTCAGAACTCCGACTGGACCGACTGGACCGACCGCGCCGACTGGCTCGTTCGCAGGCCCGTCGAATTCGAGGCATTTGAGGATAGTCCCGGTAGCACCGTCGAAAATCACGCCTCCGCTACAGTTGGCGATGCGCGCCGGCGCCGGTACCGGGGTCGGCTTCTTCTTGTGGTGAAACACCTTCTCGACAAAGTGGACTGTCGGTAAGACCACGTGATTCTTGATCGCTTCGCCTCCCAGATAAAGGAGGCCCACCGCGGCCGCGACCACCAGCACGGGAGCGCTGATCTGACCCTTTGCGTTGCCCATTAAACGAACTCCTTTTGAATCTGAGCCTCGATGGAGGCCTGCGAAAGAAAGAACGGCTTGTGCGTCACGTTGGCGAACAACACGTTGACGGCTGAGTTGTACGTGTACTCCGCGACAACGCCGTGTCCTGAGATCGAGCCCATGAGACCATCTGCCGAGCTTGTGACCGCGGCCTTAGTCGCGAGCTCCGCCTTGGCTGCGTCGAACTTCTCCCGGGTTACGTTGTGGATGGTCACGCTGCAACCACCTGAACGGTTACCGACGCCGGCGCCGTGGTCGATCCCGTGGCAGCGGTTTTGGCCGTCAGCCTGTTGATGATCGTGGCTGTCAGGTCGACAATGAGCCCGACGCCTTCAATCATAGTATCGCCGGAAGCTGCTGCAACCGCATCGGTCACACCGACGATTGTCCCGATTACGGTGGTGCGCTTGTCCGTGTTGCTGGCAGCCGGCACGCTGGCTGCTGCGTGCACACCGATAAGGGCGAGGGGCATGTACTGTTTCACAAGGGAAAGGAGGAAGGCAAAGTTCATACAGGTGTCTTTCGACGCTGGCGTGCTACTTTGGCTGTGTCGAAATGGGCGCCGGTGGTAAATCTCGGGGGAGGTGGCCGCCGGCGTTCCATGGAGCAACGGAACAACCCCAAAGAACCCGGAGAAGGTAGCGAAGAACCGGGCGCGCTGGCGATCCAGTAAGGGCGAGGCCTGCGCGCGGGTCTCGCCCTTTTCGTTAACGAAACCGCGTCGTAGACCCGCGTCCCTCGGGCTGCCCGCCGCGACCGTAGTACGAAACAGCCGGCCTGGTGATATCAACCGGTGCCTTGGGCTTCGGCATCTGCATGATGCCCACCACAGTGAGCGCATCCGCAATCACGCAGTCATCGTGACAGCTCTGCGAGTGCTCCGATTTCCCGTTCGGTTTAATGACGAACGTCCGACACTCTTGCGCAACAATCGGATCGCGGATAAAGATCGACATCTCCCGAATTGCCGCGTCATACCAGGAAATGAGCTGCGGCCTGGTGATGGTGGTCGTTCGCCAGCCCATCTTATCCGGCCGGGTCTTGGGGTCATCGTCCGGGCTCGAAGACATGCGATGGTATATCAACCCCGGTGGGTAACCCGCTATTAATATGGCGTCGACGGTGGCGATCCCCGTGTTGTTGATCTCCGGCACAACGCACGCCATGTTGTAGAATTTCCCAAGGAGCGCGAGATAGCGTCCGAACTCTGCCGGTTCAATCCTCGCACGTAGGGTTGCGGCCTGATCGCCTGTCTCGCGCTCGCGGACGACGGCGACGGAGTAATCCGGATCGGCTTCGCCCTTACCTTCATTGGCGTCGATCCCTTCCGACGAGTCAGCGCCAATGAGGTACGTCTTCCCCGGGTCTGGCTTCCTGAATAGCTTGAGTTCGCCCTTCTCCCGAGGGAAGAACCGGATCCGCGTGGTTCCTGCAAACGTGTCCTCCTCGAGGCCGCCCACGATCGCGTCATGAATCAGGGGCATCTTGTTGATGTGCGCGTGGCTGAACCGCGGCCGTCCGGAGCTGAGAAAAGCCTCTTCGAAGTTCGAAGGGTATTCCTGCTTGAACAACGTGGAGTCGCCGTTGAGCTTGTTCGCGATACACCAACGCCTCCAGTGCAGCTGCTCGAGCGTCAGATTGTACTGACGCATCATCTCCTTTTCCTCGCCGGATAACGTGGCTTGGAATTTCCCTGGATCGCTCAAGGGCCTGGTGTATTCGGGATGTTCCCACCAGGCAAAGAAGAATAATTCCCATTCGCTATCGCCCGCCGCGGCCGACAGGCAAAGCCTGTGGAACTCGTTCCCAACCCCGTTCGCCGTGGACTCGACCACGACCATGGTGTCTTTGTCGTCTGGAACGGCAGCCATAACCGCCGCCATGGTGGTCTTGAGGTCCGCGTAGTAAGCAGCTTCCGAGAAGTGGACGCGACGCAGAGAGAAAGAGCGCCCGATGCTGAGGTTGCGCGTCGTGTGGCATTTGATCCAGGATTCGTTCGTCCACGCGATAGAGGTGGTCGTGTTGCCGGCATCCGCCAACGCCTCCAGGCGGATTGTATTTGCGAATGGTTTGTAGTTATCAGCGAATCGCTGATAATGCGACATCAAATTGAGAGAAGTCGTTTCGTCATTTGCCAAGACCATCGTGTGCTGGCCCGCTAAGAACGCTGTGCCGTGAAAGAACTGCGCGGCAACGCCAACGCTGATCCACACCTGGCGAGCCTTCGGAACCACGATGCGGATAGGTTTTCCCCTGTTCTGGCATCGTTGAACAATCTCGTCAAGCTTCTTTTGAGCCGGTCCGAGGAACATCGGAACGTTCACACCCTGCTTGTTCTGGACGACTAGCGAGTGATTACAGAACTGCTCGTGAGTTTGAAAGTTCGGAGAGATCTCCAGCGGATGCATTCATCCGGTTTTTCGACGGGTACTATGCTGTCTTGTCTAATCCGAGGCCCCACATGTGCACCTTGGCGCCCAGCTGCAACCGCGCCGAAGCGAGCTTCGCCCGTGCCCAAGCTACTGTGTGCCCGCACTTCTGAGCGGTCGTGAGAAGTGCGATCCCTTGAAGCGTAGCGACGAACACCAGCCGCTCATCCGGTTCGAGTTCGTTGACTGCTTCGTTGAGTAATCGCGCCTGCTCCCGCCTGGCTGCCATCGCGTCAGCGAGCGGGCGGTTGTCGATCGGGGTGAACCTCGGCAGTGGATAACTATCGCCGCGGCCGTCGATGACCATGGTTTCTTCGAGCGAGGCATGGGTATCGTCGCGGTAGGCGCTTCGCTTGTGCGCGTCGATCATGGCCCCACGGATTCTGAAGAATGAGAACGCCTCGAAGCTGCCTTTACCGGGCTGGTGCCGGTCCGCGGCCTCCATCAAGCCGATGAAGCCGGCTTGCTCCAGGTCTTCCGGGTCGACATGTGTCAGGGTGCGGTGCACCTGCTCCGCGATCTGCTTCACCCTCGGTGTATGGTCCGCGACCAGCTTCTCCCGGGCTTTAACTGCTCGCTTCCCCCAAGCTTTACGACTGAGGCGGATCGGTTTCAATATTAGTTCTCCTGGATTGATAGAGGATTTGAAACTCTTCCCAGGTGAACTGGGTCTTCACTTCGGCCGTGGTCTCCGGAGCCTTACCTTGCGCCATCGCGAGGACGTCGCCATACCGCTCCACCGCTTTGAGCCTGGTCGCGTGGTCCGCGTTGTCGTCCTTGTGAGCGAGCAACGCCTTTTCAATGACGTACAGCACCCGGGTTGCAAGCTTCGCCAGCTTCTTGGTGTGAGGCGCGAAGGCTTCGGTGATCAGGAGCTGCGTCCCCATGTCGCTCGCGATCCGCTGGACCTGGCGCACCGAGCAACCCGCGGACCTGGCGATATCTTCGGTGGATTGGCCCGACACGACGCCGGCCGCTATGATGTGGCGCTTGGTCTCGGTCTTACGAGCCAAGGATCGTCACCCTCGATATCGTCTCCCAATACTCGGCCGCTAATTTCTCCTCGACGATGCGGTCGGCCGGCGTCACGTCCACGGCCGGACCGAACAGGATGTCGTAAAGCTTGCGGCGGGTGCTCACGAAGATAACGAGCGGTGCGTGGGTGCAAAAGGCCGCGTGTGTTCCGTTTCCGAAACAGCACGCTTCACAGCACTTGTCGGCCGCCGGCCGGTAAATCCGCGAAACGAGGTCGCTCACGGCTTCCGCCCGAAGATGATGGCGCACACGATTACCAAGACGATGCAGGCCTTTAACCAGGAATCGTCCATCTATACCGCCTTCGTGGTGACCGCGGCGTGGAGCGCAACAACTTTCAGGGTCCTGTGCCCGGAATGCTCCTCGGTAACAAACGCCTCTTGTTCCGATTTCGAAACAGACTTGTCGAGAATGCCCAGCGGGATCTCGAGCGCAGCAATCAAACCATCGATCCCCAGGCGCCTCTTCAGAATGTTGAACGCTTTCCGTCGATCGACAATCGTGCGCTTGTTCTGCCTGGCGCTCAACTGAATCTCGTATACGAAACCGCGTTCGCTCGCGGGTTGATCGCCGGCGCCGTCTTTGTGCCAGCCCTGAATCTCTTCCTTCAGCGCTGCTTCGAGTGCCCCATCGGGCTCAGCGAGAGCGAGCCGGCGCGTTACCTCGCCATATTGGTCAATCTTGGCGCGACGTGCGAGCACACCTTCGGCCGTGAGGGGGATTGCTTGAACCTTGTTTGTCATCGACTACAATCGTGTGCCCGGCATCCCTGCGGGCGAAAGAGTCTAAAACGAAGGGGGAATTCTACTCTCTATTGGTGGCTTGGGAAACCCTTCTTTCGATACGGTTAGCCCTCAAACCGTCTCCCTGCGTACATATTCCTCCCATACACTTAGTTGTGACACTACTCCTGATCAAAGATGGAGTCGACCGCCACATGGTGATGCTTACTCCACGCGAACGGGAGACCCTCGCCTACATTTCCGAAGGAGACTCCGACAAGGAAATCGCGTTTCGCATGAAACTCGCGATCAGCACCGTCAAGCGCAACGTGGGCGATATGCTGCGCGGCCTGAAGTTCGCAAACCGCGTCCAGCTCGCCCGATGGGCATTCTTCTATCCTGCTGTCTTCACGGGCGCGCCGCAGGATCTGATGTTGCACCTGTCGGGCTGCGAATGCGCCTGGCCGCGTTGCGTTCTTATGGCCGCGCTGCATCCGCCCCTCGGGCCGGCACCGATGCCGAAAGCTGCGTAAATAGCGCACTTGAGGAAGGTTTGGTAGGCTGGCAAGGAAGGAAACTGCCAGCCATGCCAGCCATGCCAACCCCACAAGCCGAAACTACGCCGGTACCGGAAGCCATTGACAAAGAGGCGGTAGCGCGCCGTCTCAAAATCAGCGAACGAACCGCAAACTCCCTTGCAGAAAAAGGGATCATCGAAGCGCGAAAAGTCCGGAGCGCGAACAACCAGTTGGTCTGGATGTTCCATTCTGGAGATGTGGAACGCTACGCATTTGAGAGGGACAACGGTGAAACGGCCATCTTTGAGAAAGTCCCGCAAGCCTCGCAACTTGCCTTGCCAGCTCCTGAGAAGAAGCCGGCGTTGAAGTGGACAGACATAATGTGGCCGTGGCTCACTCTCGATGAAGCGGTACTGTCAGGGCTCGCCCGCACCTGGTTGCTTGAGCAATGCCGAATCTGGGAAACGGAGATCGCGGCGGGAGAAGAATCCACGAGCAATGAGGTCGCGGTGCGCGATATGGGACGGCTGACTATAAATGGCGGAATTTGGTGTCCACCAGGTGGACGCTGGCGGTTTCACCGCGAGAGTCTCGATAAGGCGTAGTGCGCGATCGCGCAATACCTCAGGCGGTTTCAGTCGGTCGAAACGGTGTGATAGTAGTACTCCGGCCCGAAGTTTTCCGAAAACCCCTCCGGATCGATACCCTCCTCAGCCATGCGCTCGATCAAACGGTCCTTCGTCGTGTGACCAGTGACGAGAAAGGGATAGCCGCCCAACCACACGACCGCGCCAACATCGAGCAGCTTGATACACGGCAAGATTCCGACTTGGCCTATTTCGCGAGCAACAGCCGGCGGTATGCCGCTGACCGGGAAACCCACCTTCTCGCGCCCCTGGCTGTTAATTAAGCCGACTCTGTGCGCGCCTTCTCGATGGTCTTCACCAGCAACGACAACTCCTCGTCCTCGTGAAACACGTGGCACCGCGGGCAATACCGGTTCTTCACGTCCGCTGGATGGATGCTGATGCGTCCGCATTCCAGGCACATGATGGACCCGCCGTCGTCGCTGATCGAGTAGCTCATAAGTGGAAGCGCGCCGAGGAACGTTCCGCCGGCGCGCTGGTTCCTTTGACCTATCGGTGCAGCAGACCCTACCGACCCATCGCCGGCTGATCTGCCAAACATTTTGACACTTAACAGAAACGCATTACTGGCATTGTACGCCCGTCCGTCATCGGCCCGCTCTGCCACATCCGCCAGATGCGGCCTGCTCCGAATGGGCCGAGCGAACGGGCGGCTCTGACATAGCGTCCGCGCCCTCCCTTCTTCGCCGGCTAAATGGCCGTCGAACTCTTTACCCGCCGGTCCTGCCGCCGGCGCCAGCTCCCTTCGAGCCTTCATTTCTCGTGATGGTGAAGCCCTCAAAACACTGCGCGATGTACGCTGGGATCGCAGCCGTTTCAATTTGCTCGCACCTGCCCCACGTCTCATCACCATTCTTGTGGGCCATATGGAAGCGCTGGATTATCCCTTTCAACAACAGGTCCACCCGGACCGTTGGCGATAGCCCGCGCCCTACCTTTTCCATGAGTGCAACCGTATCGGGATCGGGATTCCCGCCGATCATGCCGCCGGCCGGCGTTGGTGGTGTCTCTCTCTTCGTACCAGACATTCGTCGTACTCCTTTCGAGCGGGGAGCGGACGTGCTCCCTGTCAACGATCAGATCACATCGACGAGAACAGTGCGAGCCGGCCGCGTTTCGCGAGAGTGCGTTTTTGCTTGATTTTACAGGGATTTTCGGAGTAACATACTTCCACGGCGATTGTGCGCGCCTGCGCAAAATGCCACAAATTAGTCATAAGTACTTACTAAGAACTAGGTTCCGTAAACGGATCTTATGTTAAATTTGTAACTGCTTTTGACTCGTCAATCCCCTTACAAACTCCTTACGCGCTCGCGGTTTTAAGAGCGGCGTTTGCCGGCTTTCCGATGGTTACACCCGGCGCGAACAACCCTCGGTTTCATTGGCATTTCGTACCAGAACCACCGGTACCAAACCGCTCTCGATTTGGGCTCAGCACTTGAAAATTGAATCGCGAACAGCATACTTGATCGTTGGGCCCGGGAAAGACAGTGCGTCTGCCGATCTCCCGCGTGAAGCGTTCACAGCTCACCTACGCCAAGCTGCTACAGCGCGTCGACCCGCGATCGCGTGCGCCGCTCGTCACATGGAAGGGTCGCTTGCTGAATCCAGGGTCGACTATCCCTGAATCCGATCTGTGGCCCGATGGTGCGTTTCCTCGCGTGCCGCTCATCATAGAGTTCGCCGGATCCGAAGCGCCGGCGCGAGGCCACAACCGACACCGCTCTGACAATACCGTCATCCTTTGGCGATACGAAGGCGGCAAGTTTATCGAAATGGGCCGAGTCGTTGCGCCCTCCGCAATGTGGGCGATGCTGCTGGAACCGCTGGTACGCCAGGCGATGGCGCGCGAGGCTGGCTTCATGCCAGCCCTCGACGTTGATCTGATTCGCGAGCGCATCACACGCGTGCTGTCGGCCGAGCTTGACCTGGTGGCGGATGCCGATAGAGCCCGCATCCTCACGCTAATTCACGATGAGCTTTCTGGCCGGATTGCAGAGTGGAGCGAGCCGTCTGTAAGGGGAGTATTGTTGAGCAATGTCCAATAGCCATATTTCTGCCCTTGCGTTTTGACTCATGCCTGCATAGAATACTCAACATGGCCACGCGCTTTCATAGCGAGACTCCGGAAGAACTCAGCGCCCGCCTAGCCGGCACGGCACGTGTGCGATGGGCAAAGACCACCCCGCTGAAGCGAAAACAGCAAGCCGCTGCGATGGCCAATAAACGCTGGAAGGGCACGACCGCGAAGCAGCGATCGGCAGCCATGCGCGCCACTTGGGTCACACGTCGCGCCAACGCGCTGAAGGGCGCCGGTTGATTCTACCGTCGAGTGACGGCAAACTAGCAGTACTCCTAGTACTAAGTGCGAGTGACTTTACGCAGTTAGTTGTTGGAGTAAGTGAACGGCACCGGACACACAGCGAATTACACGGTGTATGTTATCGGAAGTTGGGCATAGCCGGACGCGATCCCCTGATGCTGAGGCTTTCGCGCTCAACCCTCAGAAAATCCACGCCCGTGCCCATTTCAGGGCCACTTGTCATCCGACCCCCGCCAACACTCTCAGAATTTTACACTTCCGATAACACTGCAAACTTTCCTAGGGTGCACAGTGCAACCGGACGAGAAAACCGCGCGAGGTGGTTGACAGAGTGGTTACGGTGATGACTATTGGCCGCAATCACTTAGTAGTATCCCCCACGTCGCGCGAAAAAATCAATTCCAAACAGTTCTGATTGGGAGATTTTCTTGGGCGTTGACGAACAGCAAACAAACAGCAGCGAGCCAGACCCGCGCAAAAACTCAGCAGCGAAGCGGAGAGCGGATCAACTCAGCGAGAAGTTGGGCATCGACCTTTGGGCGAAGTATCCGGCCGAGCTAATGGAATTCCGGATGGACCGTCCGCCGACGAACGCGCTCAAGCGCCAGAATTGGAAGCCGATCCACGGTCCAAAGATTCGCGTGTACTCGACGTACATGCGATACTCCTGGTGTTGGCCAATCTGCTTAGAGTATGCGGTTGTAACGGACGATCGCGACGAGATCTTACGCGACCACAAGGGCCGGCCCCTGGTGCTCACACAGGATCGCGTCTCCGAAATGCTCGGCATGAGCAAGCAGCGAGTCGCGAGCGTTGTCCTCGATCTCATCGCGGACAAACTGATTCGGACGGCCGTCGTTCCGGGTCGCCAGCATTCGATGGCGGTCTACCTCGAAGGCAAGCCAACACTCACCGAAGAGGAGCGTCGCGACAAGAGTACTGTTGTCACGACGGGGCTCGAAGGCCCGCGTCTCGAACCCGCTGTACTACGGCGTTTCTCTACTCTTCTCAATCAGTTAGGCTCTGACGACGACCTCATAACGGTCCCCGTCAACGGCAATCCGGATGGGGCGAAGCACCAGGTGCGCGCCGCTGACTACCGTACTGTTGTCTGGAAACGCATCATCGACAACCGTACTGCGTTCCTCCGGACGCTGAAGACCGCGAGGTACTCCGAGAGAAAAGACTACAGCGACACCGCTACTCTGGTGCGTAACCTTATTGACCAGAGGGAGAGTCCAGAAGAGGTTCACTCCGCAGCAGCCGCATCCGTTCTTTCACCCGCTGCTGCTGCTGCCGGCGCCCCCAGTGATGCGCCGGGGTCTGCGAGTCCCCCGCCCCACCCTTCACACGAAGAAGCCCTCAGCGATTACCAACCCGTGATCGGAATTATCGAAGCGTTCCGACCGCTTGGCGTAATCACCGAGTCGAAGTGCCGCCGGCTGTTGAAGGACTGCGGAGGCGCGACCGCTCTCGAGATCTCCACCAAGGCCGCCAAGGAAGTGCCCGGCATCCTGGCCCAGGTCCGACGTGGCGCTGTGAGCAACCCTGTGGGACTGCTCATTCACAAGTTGGAACAGTTCTTCCATTCGCCAGCCCAGGTCGATCAATGGCGTCGCGAATGTGAAGAGGAGGCGATCCAGCAGGCCGCGGCCGAGCGGCGAGCGGAAGAACGCCGGCAGCAGGAGGAAAAACGCGCAGCCGAGCTGCGAGCGAAGTACGGCGAGGACTGGGACGTATGAGCGCGCTACGGATCGTGAAGTCGACCGTCAGCCAGGCGCTTACGAACACCGAGCGCGCCGAGCTGCTCGCTGGCAAGTGTCCGGACTGCGGACGAGACAGCCTTACCGATATCGCCCACTCCGAAGGCGGGATCCACATCGGCTTCGAAACCGACGTTACATGTGAGTGCGGATTTGCGGCACTGATGAGGCCGCCAAGAAAAGGAACGATCGATAAAGGAGAAAAACAATGACGACCCAAACACCAAGGCTCCAGAAGTTGCTCTACGACGCGAAGTTCAGCGGACCACGCGGCGAACTAAATCCCATGGGCCTTAAAGTTCCAGGATCGATCTCGGTGCAGATCTTTCCAATCAGGATCGACAAATGGATTTTAAATAACCCGGACACGAAGGGCCTTCTATCGCCCCGGCAGTTCATTAGCCCAGATAACGCGATGGCGTACCTGGCAGAGATTTTCACCAAACAAGAAACGGAATGGGTGATCCGGAAGTTAGACGGTAAGCCGTACGAAGCGCCCGAGGTGAAAGGAGCGGCCTCATGACCAACGAAGAACACAAAGCCCGCCACCAGGTGCTCCACGAAGCCTTTGACGAGCTGATCGCGGATTACCTCCGGTGGCATAAAGGGAAGCGGCCCAGCAACACAACGATGGACGAGCTTATGAAATGGAGCTTCCTTCAAACCAAAGAACCGTATGTTGAACCCGGCGACACAGCGCACTCGTTCGCCGTCTGCGCCCACTGCGGCGAGCTCGTAACGAATGCATCGCTTCATGCATGCGCCCGGGAGCGGCTATGAGAGTCCACATCCACCCACAAGCGAAGATGTACGCCGACTGGCTCGAAGTGTTCGGCAACGAGCCCGTGCTCGTCAAACCAGCTGGACCTGGGCTTTACCGCATCCAGTTGACTACGCTCTCGATAGCCCAACATCGCAAGCTGGCGCAGGTTGTTTCGAGAAGGCGACACATCCCAGTCGACGTGTGCGCTACCCGCATCGAGAAGTTCGGCTGCACGATCGAGGCAACGGACGTGCTGGTGATGGCAGACGAGGAAGGCGTCTTATTTTGAGACCGCCGCATCGTCAACCCGATCCGAGAGACTGGTCCCTGAAGGCGTCCCGAATCGCGTTCATCATCCAGTTCTTCACGATAATATTCCTTTTGTGGATCAACGAACAAGAGCGAAGGTCGATCGACCAGCTCGCCATCGCGTGCCGCGCCGCGATAGCCGCCGCACGGTAGCCCTCGCGCGAGGAAACGCGACACAAAACGACAGTTTGAGCCGGGAGCTTGTTTTCATGAGCCTAGAAGTGTTCGGTGACGAGGGGCTGGAGGGTCTCAGCGCGGATGACCTGTACGCCCGAGGATGGGAGTCCGACCCTAATGCAGCCCGCTGGTGGCGCAAGGGAGAAGAGGACACCGTTTACACCATCCAGCAAGCATTCCAGATCGAAGAGGAACGCAGTTGGGAGGATTGACATCCACCCTCGCGCGAGGAAACGCGACATAAAACGACGGTTTGAGCGCGCTTTACCCCTATACGGAGTACGGTCGAGGCGAGGCTTTTTCGCCACACATTGCAAAATAAAGTTTGTGGAGTGCGAATCGACGCCACGTGCAACAAACGACCGTTTGTGGCACACCAATGGTGATTAACTACCCTGTTTTGTTTGCTTCAGCGTGTCGTCTGAAAGCCACAGACGTTTTTGGCACACCGTTTTCAGGCCCTTTTCGAACGTGTTTTCAATACGCGCCGAATCGTGGACTGAGGGACGCCAAGCTCGATTCCGATCGCTCTCCAGCTTTTTCCGGCAATTCGCAGCTTTTCTGCCGTGTCGCGACGAAAAACTACGATCGGACGGCCGCCGCATCGACCCTTTGACCTCGCTGTAGCCAAGCCGGCCCTTGTGCGGTCGCTGATGCGTGCGCGTTCCTGTTTGGCTATCCACGCAGCAATCGCCATCATGAGTTCGCCCATCGCGTTGTCAGTGGTCCGGAACTGCGGTTCTGTGAGGCTCTCGAACTTCACGCCAAACTTCGCGAGCCGAGAAACGTGGTTGAAGGTTTCCGCGATACCCTCGCGACTGAAGCGATCGAGCGCCCAGACCAGGACCACATCGAACTCCTTGCGACTCGCCGCGGCGAAAAGTTCGAGGAAGCCGGCCCGGTTCGAATGCTTGCCGGTCTCGTGGTCGAGGAACTCTACCGCGGTCCATCCGGAGGCTTCGACGTATTTCCGAAGTTGGGCAAGCTGGTTCTCAGTGTCTTGCCGGCCGTCCTTGGTGCTGACGCGGGCATAGATTGCGGCTCTCATATGGGGATATCCGACAAACAAAAAAAGCGCGGCCGAGGGACATGACGCCCACAACCGCGCCGAAAGGAAACAATACGCTAACAACTAATCGGCTATCCGACAGTCAGCCCTGAATCTGCACGCCTATCGCCATAGCCAGCTCGTACAGACCCCAAACCACAACGAAGGCGAGAATCCATGCGACCTTTTCGACTGTGCTCATTTGGTGAAGTACCAGGCGATCCCCAATCCCATCATCACCGCAAACCAGAGCGTCATGATGCCGCCGATGATCGGAACCACATGAGCGCTGCGGACTGCCCGCCGGTGCAACCGTAGCATCCGCTCTGCATCCTCACCAGTGAAGTTGAGCCCTGCAACCTCGCGCACGTGGGTAAGGAGCTGCTGCTGTTTGTTTACTGCCATACTTGTGCACCGGTGTTGACCTGCTGCGATTTGCCGAAGCCTGGATCTTTGCTGAGCGCGATGAAGACTGTGTTGCTGATGGCGCGGATGTCGTCGGTACCGAACTCCAGCTCAATACCTTTCGAGTGGGCGTAGCGTTCTGCTTCCTGCGTGGCGTCGATCGCTGCTATCAAAGCTGAAGCCATGATCCTGCTGATGATGGTGTGTCCGATCTCCGGGTTAGAATGAGTTGTGTTTGGGTCAATCACCCGGTTGATCTGAGGTGCGGCGGGCGTCGAAAGCGCCCGCTGTGCCTGAACTTGTTCGACATTCTCGAGCGGTGCCGTCGTCGTATCGCCTACTCGCTTCACTTCCCACTTCGTCATGCTGCCCTGCTGCCGTTTGCAGATGGATATCAGCTCCATCTTTTTGACTCCGAGCTGCGCAATCTTTTCGCCCACCAGCAGTGGGACGTAGATCGTGTCGTCACCGCAGAGCGAGTACATCATCTGGTCCGGAGCTTCCGGAATGCGGCTTTTCACCTGCTTGCCGCCGTCGAACTTCAACGCGACCTCAACCGGCACGTTGGCGTCAAATCTGATTACTGACATGGCTATGCGGCCTCCTTTTGCCGCTCAGGAATTGTGATGGGTGAATCGTTGCAGAACTCGACCGCAGGACCAGCCGTGTATTCATCGATCGGTGCCCAGGTCCTCTGCTCTTCTTCACACGCGGGGCAGCCGCTGCAACGAATGGCTCGCGTCTGGTCCACGTCGAAGTATTCTTCGTTGAATCCGGAGCCGTCGCACCATCCTGCTGTTGAGAGATAGTCCCCAACTCGCAGGAGCTTGCCGGCGGTTTCACGGGGTGTCGACTCGATGGTGAGTTCCTCCATGTCGCGGCGATCGCGGGCGAGCTCCTGCGTTTCGCGGTAGACTGCGTCTGCGCGCCAGTCGGATTCTGAGTAACGGTTGTCAATGTCAAAGTACATGGGAAGCCTTTCTATAAGGGGTTTCGACTGCTGCTCTTTACTACCTCTATTCTAGCCTACGCAAGCTAGCATTGCAATAGAAATCTGCTGAGTCTTTTAACCTGCGCAAGCTAGGATATACTCTCGTTATGGCGAAGAAGAACCCAGCGGCAGAGATGGCTCTGATGAGAGCGAAGAAACTTAGCCCTGAGCGACGTAGTGAAATCGCCAGTCAAGGTGGTAAGGCCGGTTCGGCTGGTCTTACCGATGCGCAGCGCCGTGCCAGGGCGAAGAACGCAGCGGCTGCAAGATGGGGACCGAAGAAGCCCGCGGTGAAGAAGGGGAAGACGTGAGTATCAATCAGGAAAAGGGCATCGATCCAAACGATCGACTTTATGAAGCACTTACAAAAATTGAGGTTCGCCTGGCCGAGATTGCCAGCGCGTTGCGCTCTATAGCAAAGCAACAGACCACGGAATCAGCTAGCCAACCGCAGCGTCCTCCGAAACGGGGATAGGCGGATTATCCGGCAGGTCCGTGATGGAAGGCAGAATTTTGTGAGCCACTTCCAAGGCGCAGTACGCCTCGGCTTTACTGGCTCCGGTTTCCCGGATTATCTGAATGAGCCGGTTGGCTAGAATCAGCGCGGTTTCCATCACTTCAGATTACCGCGCTAAAACTGAGGAGTGACGCCGATGAACAAACAGATAGCGGTCTCGATAAAGGATTTGCGCTACGCAACCATCCTCTGCCGTACCTGCAACACAAGGGTCACGCTCGACCTTGCGATGGAATTCCCGCCGAACGGCCATATGCCGTTCTCAACTCCCAAAGAATGCCCGCGTTGCGATGCCCGCTTTGATAGCGTGATTCCCGGCGCGATCGACAACATGCAAAAGGTCTACCAAGCTCTAGCTGAGATCGGAGATGCGGTCACTTTCACTGTTGGTGAAGCAGATTACTGACTACCGGTGTGCGCCTGTCTCAGAAGCCAGTTCGAGCTTCGTAAGCCGTCGTTCAACTTCGACGTGTTGAATTGCCACCATCTCCCGGTATGCGGTGAAGGCTATCGTGCTCACAAAGCGCTGATCCATCCATTCCTTGAGCGCATCCAGTTTCAGGCTGATCTGCTCTTTAATTTTCAGCGTGGCGAGCATCCACACCAAGTTTGCAAGCGCTCCACCTACTCCGACAATGATTGACCAGTCCGTCTGCAAATGCATTTTCCTTTAAGAAGGGGAGCGGCTTTGTTTCATGACGGCTGTGGTTCAGCCTAGCCCAGGATCTCCCCGCGGCAACATGCGCCGCCCTCCTCAAAGAGTATTTCGACTGCAACCGCTCTCAACGCTTTCCGGTCTTGATTTCTTCCCAAATGGAGCGTAACGGCTTAGGGTGAGTCACGACTAACCCGTGTTTTGTCATCCGCCGGCCGCTCGGTGCCGTGTGGCGCGGTGGATTGCCTGAGATCAGCGTCGACGGGATCTCCCAGGCTGCATACTTCTTCGCTTCCGGACCGATTAGCATGTCCGTCATGTTTTGAACGCTGTAAGGAATAGGGAGAACGCCCCTCGCGGCGTACATTCCCCCTCGCACCGTCGAGGCGATGGGGTGCATGCCCTTCTGGACGATCGGCCGTCCCATGAAGTCTTCCATCTTCGCGAGATCCATTGCTACGTGCAGCCCGGGTGCCGTCTTGTTTGCCATCGTGCGGAACAACCCGACGACGGCGCCATAGTCCGCGATGTTGTCGATCACGCTGGTTGCATCTTGTGGCGCGCCGGCGAAGAACATGTTTTGATAAACGTCATCGCCCTTCTTGTCTTTTCCGGCGTAGACCTGCGTCAGTTTCTTCGATGGCTTCCGGCTCAACAAGTAGCTCATGAGCTGCGTTGCGATCAATCCACCGACAACCGTCCTCAGCCAGAACGCACGGGCGAGCCTGCCGGCCGGCGTTCCCTTTTCCATCGCGTACTTCACATTGAACAGGTTCGAGAACGTCCAGTCGGGCGCCAGCATGATTGCTCTCGCAACCTCGAGTGTCGCGTGGTTGATGCCCAAGCGCTCCCAGTTCAGGCCGCCGTATACGGCGTTGATTTCCTTTGCAATGCTTCGCTTTGCGGTGTCGACTTCTTCGGCCGAGGCGTCCGGATGATCCGCCATCCACTCCGAGGAATGAATCATGTAGTCGGTCACTTTGAACCGGCGCTGCAGGTTGTTGAACGTCAGTTCTGAGATCGCCTTAGCGGCCGTGTCCATCTGGTGCAGGCCTGGTGCGCGCCGCCAAATCTCTGTCCAGGTCGGAATTGAGCCCGGCTCAAGCGACTGGTACGCCTCGACGCTCTTACCTTGGATCGGGCTGGTTCCCCCGTGAATCACCATGTCCCGCTCGCCGCGCTCGAACGTCGGACTGAAACGGTCTGCCCGCAGCGCCTTCACCCAACCAGTTGGCCCCATGTTGCCCAATGCCATAATATTGAGCGCTCGAGCGTGGAACATCGACATGCTGAGCTGCGCCTGTTTCATCAGCGCCTGCCAGCCACGCAGCCCGGTAAACCCTCTCACCACGTGCATGTAGTCGGGATCCGTGATCGGGCGCATGGCCTTCGAAACCGCGGGATGGACCCAAAGCGCCTGGTTGACTACTTGCGGTTCTCCCTCTGAATCCGTTATCGGAATTTCGTTATGGAATTCCGTCGAGTGCGGTGCGAGCTTGACCCAACCCTCCGGAAGTTTGTCCCCGCCTTTCATGGAGTCCCAGATCCCCATGCCACTATCGTGCAGCCGGTCCAGCAGCAGGTGGGTGGCTCGCGAGGTGGCGAATTTGTCGCCGTGGATGGTGAATGCATCGAACACGTTGAGCGTCTTCGGCACAACGTTGTCCGCGATCGCGTCGAGCACCGTGGGATAAGACCTGTGTGCAGCGAAGGCGTAATTCTTCCCAAGCCGGCCGCCCATTGCTTTTCCGATACGCTCTCCGAGCGACTGCGCAACCTCGCCCTCCCCTTTCGGGTTGAGTAAGTGGCTGAAGTAGCGCTGCGGATCGAGGCCCTTCGGTATCATGCCGCGGTGTTCGGCTTCTTTGCCGGAGGCCTCCGCAATCTGGGTAAGAACGTCGTTAACCGCCTTCATCCGAGGCGTTGGATTCATGGCCCGCTCGATCGACGGCCGCAACAGCTCGAGCTTTTTCGTTACAGCTTCGCGTTTCGGCTTGTCGAGGTCCTTGAGGACTGGGTGTGTACCGTTCAACCATGCCGGCAATTCGAACTTGGGTCGGTGCGTGAAGTCTCTCAGAATAGAAAGAGCTTCCTGGTCGACGGTATCCGCTACCATTCTGCGCAGGCGTCCAATCACCTGGTTGACTCGTGTCGCCCACAGATCGCGTTCGGCCAGATAGTATTCAGCGAGTTCGTTGCCGGCTCTTTCGCCAACCGGATCGGCTTTCGCTTTTTTGAGGGCTTCTGCAGCAGCTTCGCGTTTCGCTATCAAGGCGCGCATGTCCTTGATGTCGGCTTTGAAGATTGCTCCTACTTTGGAAGAGCCGGTCTCGTCGCCTAGGAATCGCTTGAGGGCGTCATCTCCCCGTCGATCGGCGTCTGTTGCGAATTCCGCCGGGCCTTTGCCTCCTGCTCCAGGAGGAACCTCGTCAGGCCCTGTTTCCCGCCCTCTCTCCACGCTTGAAAGCCCGCCTGTAACGGGCCCGGTTCCAGCAGGTGATCGTCGCTGAACTTCGGCCGAAACTCCTCGTCCTCCGTCATCGACTCGATCCCTCGACTCAATTCTTCGTCGTGCATCGGTGACTGTACCCCTGCTTTCTCTGTCTGCATATTGTAGGACGCGGTCGGCCGTCGAAACGTCGAACTCTTTCGCGAGTGCGGTGTAGTACGTGTCGATGAGATCCCGCGCCTCACCTAAAGACATCCCTACCTGGCCGCGGACTCCGGCCGCAATCTTCGCGGTAATTTCCCGCACGGCGGTTTCGTCCGACGCGCCGGCATAAAGACCATGTTCGTTGAGCTTGGCTCTGGCCGCTGCGAATGCTGGATGAGCCATCACCGCGGTGCGAACAGCCGCGGCCTTCTCCGGACTACGCGATGTTTCTCCCTGACGTGTGTGCGTCAGTTCCTCGCGCAGGATCTGGGCCCGACGCCACAGCGGGATGCTACGGTCAGACAAGTGATAGATCAGGCCCGACTGCGGATCCGCTGCCGACTCGAACGCCCCGGCTAGACCATAGAGATTACGAGCCGTGTCCATCCCGACCGCGCCCTTGCTAAGGAGGTCCTCGGACAGCGAACGGATGCGCTCCGCGAAAAAGCCGGCTCCCTCCGGCTTGAGCTTTGCCCCTCCGGCGGACCTGCCGATGGCATCGCTGACAGCATCGAGCGCTTGGCGGTTCAACCGAAGAATGGGCGGCCGGCCGCGGCGAGCCGGTGTCACTTCCCATCGCGCCTGGCCGAACACAGCATCTCGAGGACGTGGTTTCGATCGGTCATAGGGTACGCTCAGATCCTGCGCGAATTCCCCATGAGTGTCCCCAAAGGCAGCTTGAAAAGCCTCGCCCCGGGTTGGCGGCTCGAAAAACGTCGACGGCGCGCCCTCTCTGGAAATCGCCTCATCATTGGCGAACTGCCGGAATGCTCGAGCAGCTTTCAGCGGCCCGTTATTGAGCGTTCTGGCAATCCCTACCGCCTCCGGAGAGTAATCTTTCTGTTCGCCGGCAAGGTCCGGTTGATTCAGGTAATCGTCGAGACTCCGGCCGCCGTGCGATCGCACATCCGCGAGAAGGGCCAACCCCTCTTGCACCTGTGGTGTGATGCTCCAGCCGGCGCGACCCTCGAGTCTCAATACCTGGGGTGCTACACGCTCGAGCTTGTTGCGCAGCTCCGGAGGCGTCGCCTGAAATTGTGCCGGCGACTCGAACATCCGGCCGACCAACATTTTCGCGATGCGGTCCTTGGCTTCACCCGTCAGCAGCCCGCGCTCGTCGACCAGGCCGCCCCGTTCCTGCTGAGTAATTACGCCGTCTTTCACCAGAGCGTCTACGATCTGCGCGCCGTTGTCCCCTTGCATAGCCTGGGCAAGAGTCGAACCCTCACCCACGTTTTCGAGCTTCGCGGAGATCGATTGCACGGTCTCGCGGCTCAACAGCCGGCCGTCCGCGATCGCACGCTCTGCAGGCGCAAGGGCTGCGGCGCCTTTTTTATTGAAATCGGTGATGGCCCGCTGCGCGCCGGCTTCGTTCGGTTGCTCGGAGAGTTCCCGGACCATCACGGGCTGTTTGAAGCGATCGATGTCCTCCGGTGTCAGTCCATAGGAGGCAGCGCGATCGCGCAGAGCGGTTTTGTATTTCTCAACGGCCGCGGGATTCGATTCGTACACCCGGCCGAGGGTCATGGATCGGCTATTGCCGCCGAGGACGTTGCCTCGAGTGTCGATCACGGGACCGCCATGCTCTGCGGTCGGCGATTCGCTGGCTGCGTAGTTGGGGTCGAATTTCGGTCCGGACCGGTCCGCTACCAAAGAGCTGATTTCCGGGTTGTTCTTGTAGTCGCGGTCGTTCTGATATTCGTAGCGTGGGTTGGCTTCGAAGGTCATCCCGTTATGGGACGGCTGAACATCAGCGAGTTCACGGATGCCGTAGCGTGCCGGATAGCTGGTCTCTTCACCGGGCACAGCCACATTCACCGGTTTCCCGTAAGCGGGCCCGGTTGCCGGTTCGGGTTCCGGCGCCGCGATCGCCGGAGCTGTTCCGTTGCGAACCTGCGCAGCTCGAGTCTCCGGAGCTGATGGTTTCATCATTCCAGCGGCGAGACGGTCCACTTTGGCCTGAACTTCAGGCGGTAGCTTGGCATACGCGATCAGCTTGCCCTTGCCCATGAGATCCGGACTCAGGGCAATGTCCTCCCGCAACTTCTGGAGTTCCGGGTCTACTAATACCGGCCCTTGGGCATCGGCATCGACGGCGGGCGTTGGCTGGCTTTGTTGAGGTTGGCTAACAGGCCGCTCGATGGTGGGGCCTGCTGCGGTTTTTTCTTGCTGGACTTCTTGACGGGCGCCTTGCCCTGGCTGCTCCACGGTAACTGCATCTGGTGTCTCCTGTTGAATTGGTGGTATTGCTAACTGCAATTGCGGTTCTGGTGCTACGGGTTCTGGTGGTGGCGCCGTCGCCGCGGTAACGAACTGCTGCGCGGCCTGCGTGGTCGCCTGGTCGACTTCATCGGGCTGCGGGAGTAGCTCACTCGGGAGCTGCGGAGCGGGCGCCGGCGTTTTGATCCCCGGGCCCGGAGTCGCCGGAATTGGATCGAGCTTGAACCCGGCCGGAAGTTCAGAGCCTGCAGGCTGTGCGCCGATTTCCTGCCCGGTCGAGGAGTACTCGCGTTCCGGTGCGGGGAATGAACTGGGGGGAGCTTCCGGCGTCATGGCGTGTTGCACGCCCTGTTTTGCGAGGTACGCCGAGAGCGCCACTTTCGTCATGGTCTCGCGTGCGCCGGCCCAATCCTTGGCCTGTACCTGCTTTGCGAACTGCGGACCAGAGGCTATACCGTCAGCAATCATTTGCGCGGAAAAGCCGAGGCTCGCAAGCTTGCTGAGGCCTGCTTTGCCCAGCATTCCCTCGAACGCGCCCAGGCCCGAAGTGCCCAGCATGATGGCTGCATTCTCGGGTGTCGTCAGTCCGGAGGCGAACTGCGCGGCGCCGTGCATGATTCCCTGGTCGTTCGCAGGCAGCGCTTCATCCACACGGAGGAGCCGGTCGTCCTGCAGGGACGGATCCCGCTTCTTGGCGGCTTCGGTGATTGTGTCGAGTCCCAACGCTCGGCCAACCTGACCTTCGCGGATCGGAGCGGTGATCTTGTCCCAGAATGACGGCGGGTTGCCAGCCATGTCGGCTAGAGGCTGCGCGGAGGCTGGAGCGGCGTCGACGGTGAACCCTGCCGGCAGTTCAGTTTGCGGTGTCGCTTGTGGTCCGGCGTCGAGAGTGAAGCCCTGCGGTAACTCGGTTACTGGGGTAGCCACTGACCACCCTTAAAGACGAGTTTCTTGCCGCCTGGTCCGGTGGCGGTCTGCCCTTCTTTATAGGTTTGCTTCGACGCTGCCGCCGGAGCGGGAGCCGCGGCAGCCGGAGCTTTCGCGAGTCCGGTCCAGGGTGCGAGCGGTTTGGCCGTGGGTGCTGCTGCCGGCGGGGGAGCTGCCGGAGCTGCAGCGGGGGGAGCTGCAGGTGTCTGCTGCGCGGGAGCTGCTGCAGGTCCTGCAGTCGCCGCGGCAGCCGGAGCTGCTTGCTGCTGGTCTCCGAATTCACCCCACTTCATCTGTTTGCGAACTTCTTTGGACTGCTTTTGAAACTGCAGAGCCCTGACTGCCGCGGATTTGGACAAACCCGCCGCATCGGCTTTGGTGATGGCCTGGCCGGGGTGCTTCGGATCGGGTGCGGTGTCTTCTTCGCCTGCAGCGATCGCATCGTAGCGCCGTTTCAACTCCCACTGATCCTGCTCATCGTTGTAGGATTTGTCGTGCTTCTCCTGCATCTGCTGGGTAGTCTTCAGAAGCTTGTCGGCGTCTTCGCGGGCATACCGTTCCTTGCGTTCCGTTGCTGCGTCGGCCGAACGACCAGCCGCGGCTTCCTGCCCCGGCGTCATGGCGCGCTTGGAACCCTTCGGGACCTGTACCTCATCGGCCCCGCCAGTCTTCTTGTTCAGTAGCAGCGGGCCCCCGCTTGGACCGAGCATTCCCGGTATCAGTTGAGTCGCGTCGGCCTTGTCCGCGGTGCCTTTGCTGGAATCGGGGAAATTCCCAATTTCCTTTACGGTGCCGTTCTTCTTGTCTTGGACATAGACGTGGGTGGCCCCGTCCGCATCGGACGTGTGGAAGAACTCCGCGGTGTTTCCCCCGTTCGCGCTCTCGAGCATCAGATGGAGATTCGCCGGTGTGATCCGTTGCCCACTTTGCCAACCCGCCGCCTCGAGAGCCTTGCCCATATCGCCCGTGGGAACGAAGCTGTTCGTATCATCGAGCGGAGTGGTTTTTTCCTGCTTGCGCTCTGCGAGGTCCGGATAGTGCCACGCTCTCCCGTGAGAGTCAGTCTGGATGTGGTTCGGATCATCAGCCTGCAGGCTGGGGTCGAGTTGCACGCCCGACTGATCCCGCCTCAGCGTCGGTCTACCTGTGGCGTCCACTCCATTTATAGGAGCAGCATCGTATTGAGGCATAGGCGTTGCCCCGGCATTGCGATACTTCTCCTGCTCCGTCGCATACTCGTTTCTCTGCTTCAGATCATCGAGACTTGCCTGTCGAGCGGCATCCTGCTTTTGTTTCTGGTCCTGCTGTGCCGCATACCGGAGAGCGGTCGCGTGTTGCAGCCCCGCCGAGTAGGCGTTAGTCGCGGCGCTCGCGAACCCTTCCGGATCGCCGGCCGGATTGCTGTTATTCGGGGACGGATAGCTGATCGTTGGGAATGGCATGGTTATCCTTCAGGCGCAAAGGTGTTGGCGCCGGCGCCGCCGGCGCCGGGAAAGCTTCCACCAACACCCCCGCCAAACTTCCAGCCGAATGAATCGCTCTGTTGCGTGGTCTGCTGCGAGGTGGTCCCAGTGTCGCTGGTCGTACCGGTCTTGCCCGGATTCTGAAACGCGAACGTCAAAGCGTCCTGCAAAGCCGTATTATTTTGTGCGAGCTGCAGCCCGCTTGCCGCGCTCGCGTTTGCCCCGAGCGCCGCCTGTCTTCCCAATTCCGTTTGCAACTCGCTTTGTCCCACTTGCCCGCTTTGTCCGAACCCGCGGCTTGCGAGAAACCGGTTCATCTTGTCGCCCGATGCTGCCGCCGTCTTGTTGATCTGATCCGCTCCCGCCGTCTGGACTGCCTGGACATTGGGCGAGATCCCGCCCGAGGATGCCGCTGGTAAGAGACTCGAAAAGACCTGGCTCAGCATCGATTGCAAGCTGCTCTGCTCGCCCGTGTACGTCGGTGTTGCCGCCGATGTCCCCGACGAGTTCGCCGTTGCCGTTCCGGATCCCGTGGTTGTATTCGAACTCCCGCCGGCCTGCCCGCCTAAACTCAGTCCCATTTCCAAAATCCTCTTTCGTAATCCCGACCGCGACCGCATTCACCGGTTCGCCGCCCCGCGTCGTGTGACTTCGCAACACGCCTTCTACCTGTGCCCCGCTCCGGACCGCCAGCGCGATCGCGAGCCGGTTATCCTCCGGAATCAATCCGAGGATCTTCAGCGTCCCGGTTGTCGAAAACAATCGCCCACACGCCAACCGAGCCGCGATACCCGTCTTCCGCACGCCTCGAAAATACGGCGAGAAAAGAACGTGCATAATCGCCATTGTTGGCGAAGCCTGCTCGAACGTCACCGCGCCTACGATGCGCTCGTCATCAGTGATCCCGATTACCCGAGCGTTCGCCCTAATGCTGTATTCGACAAACTCTCCAATCGACTTTGGGGAGTAGTCGTCGCAGACGATATGACGCACGGGTTCGAGCCAGCCCCACGCAAGAGGCTGAAAGCAAGGGGGGAACGGATCAACCAGGTCAATTCTCATAACCAGTCTTTCGACTGGTCGAATTACCTGGTGTGTGGGAAACCGAGGATGCCGACGTACCAACCGACCTTTGGGACGTCAGCTCGGATATTTTTGGCTTACGGACCCACCAGAAACGCGCCCGCCTGAGAAGTGCTGGGCACGACGGGACCGCCCGTCACGTTAAAGGTCTTGGTTTGAGTTCCAGACCAGGTGGGGGTAAAGGTGTCCGTGGTGGTGTAACTGACATTGTCGAGACTGTACGACGTGGCTAGGTTGTTTACCTGCGTGCACCCACCGATATTCGCGTTCGAAAACTGAATCGATCCGGGTGAAACCGGTGTGCTAAACGCATAGGTCCAGTTTTCGGTTCGTGTTCCACTGCCCCCGCTGCCCCATGCCTGCCCCGGAGTCGAAATAGCCAAGTCTGCCGCGGTACCCGGTCCGAAAGTCGTCGCCAGCGCCGCAAAGGCTGCCATGTTGATGGTCGACCCGGTCGCGTTCGCTCCGGTGTAGAAAAGCAAGCTACTCATGCCGGCACACCCGCTGGTGAGATTGAAAGAAAGACGCCACCAGACGGCCGGGGAGGTCGGTACAGCGTTGCTTGCCGAGAAGGATTGAGTGGACGGCGCCACGCCTCCCGAGGAAACTCCGTTGTAGGTGTAGAGCGTCGTCCACGTCGAATTGTTGTCGCTGAACTGCAAAGAGAAATCCACCAAACCATACCCCCCATTGCAGCCGTAAATTAGATCGAAATGGTCAATCGAAACCGGAGAGGCAAACTGATATTCGAGCCACTCCCCTGTTAGTCCGTTGTTGCCCGCCTGCCAAAAGGTCGAGCAATTCGTGGTGCCGTTGAAAGCGTTGCTCGCCGCGCCAAACGCCCCCGAGCTGGTAGAGGAAGTGCCGCCCGCGGTGGATATGGTGCTGCTCCCACTGTCAAAGCTTGTCCACTGACCCACCATCGCAAAGGAGCTGCTCGTACTCGTCGTGATGAGCCGCCAGTAAGTGTGTTGCGCCGGCAGGATCGCGGGCAGTGCCAATAACAGGAGAGCCAGTTTCGCGAGTTTCATCGGGCGACTCTCCAATTCAAAGTGACAGCCCCGGGCGTGATGCTCGCCGCCGTGTTATTGCAGACCTTGAAATTGACGTTGTTCGTGGTCGGATATTTGATGATCGTGAGCATCCCGCTGGTGCTTGGCGAGTAGCCCGTGGTGCTCGTCGGGTCGGCGTTGAAATCAGCCTGCACGTTGTCAGTGGTCGCCACGCCAGTCGCTGAGGTCGTTACGACGCTCGCGCAAGCTCCGGACGTGATCGCGCTCGTCCCCAGCGCGGATGTCCCGTTGGCGACCGCGGAAACGTTGCCGCTGCCCGTCCCGCACGTCGGGCAAGAGAAAGCCCCGGTGCCGGAGTTGTAGACGATCGGCGATGTCCCGCTGAGGCTTCCGAGGCTGATCACTGTCGACGCAGCGACTCCGCCGTCCGACACGTTGCCGCCCGAGTCGAACTTCGCGACGTTGCCGCTGGTGCCGGTGCCGTCCGAGCTTTGGCCCTTTGCCGCGGTCCCGTGCCGGTCGGTCGAAAGGATCTGCGTCCAGGAAATCCGCCCCGCGGTTGCGGCCATCAGACCGACCGCAGTGAGAAAAACTACTGTGATGAGCTCTGTCTTGTTGTTCTTCATAGTTAGTACCTGTAGAAAGCCGTCAGCACCGCGCCAGTGGTCGGTGCGCTGCCGAAAGTGGCTGTAGCCGTCACGAGCGTGTAATCAGTCCCGCCGGCGACTTGCAGCACGCCATTGACGAAGAATTGCAAAGACGCTGCGGGGCTAGGGGTGTGAGCCAAAACAAACGCGGTATTCGACCCGTTCACCGTGCCCGAAGGAGTTTCATTGTCCGCGAAGGAAACGGCCGTTGCCCCGGTTGCTGCCGTGACAAACGCCGTGGTAGCGAGCTGCGTTGTGTTCGTCCCGGGCGCCGCGGTGGGTGCGGTTGGCGTGCCGGTGAGAGCGGGCGAGGCGAGCGGAGCCTTTGCCGCGAGGTCCGACACAAGCCCGGTAATTTTCGACTCAGCGAGAGAAGGAATATCCGCCGCTACGAGAGCGCGAAGACCTACCGCGCCGGTCGAGCCGTCTGGTGTAGCGAGTACTTCGTTCGCTGGTCCCGATGCGGCAACAGGGCTCACGATATTCGCGCTCACGTTGCCCATCGAGTCTTTTTGCCATTGAACATTGGTATGTCCACCAGGCGCCGCGGGAGTAGAGTCGTTGAAATTTACAGCCATTTATTTAAGCTCCATTTACTAAAAATTCGCCAGCCCCATTGATTTCGATGATGTCGTCAAAAGAGACAGCCACTCCGTTTACAAGGATTGTCGGAGTCCCATTGACCCCGATTCCACCCACATCGGCAATGTTCACGGTGCTATCGACCGTGTTCCCGCACTCGTCAAAGGTGGCAATATTGCGGCCCGTTCCAGTGGGCTTGAACATCTGCACCCTGGGACCGTTGCCATGCCGCGCATCGATCGCGATTTGGTCGTAATCGATGTTGCCGCGTTGCTCGATCGCGCACGTTGGAGCCGGAGGGGCCGCGATGAAAAGCGCGAGATCGTGATACACGCCTCCATCAAAAGGTGCATCGATGAATGAATAAGTACCGTATCCGCCCGGCAACATGTTGGGCGGGGTGTTGTCCGTGAAAATCGTAAAAGCGCTGACGAAGTAGTCGGTGCCGGCAACTACCAGGTCGACCACGGCCGCGGATTGCTGGCTGGTTGGTCCGTAATCCGTCGTTACCGAAGTGCCATGGCTGTCCGTAAGGACAATGCTGATTGGGGTTGCGCCTACGGTTGTTTGCACGGCAGCAAAACCATGCACAGAGGGAGAGCCGAGGGGTGGAACTTCCGCTGCCACGATCGCCAGTACTTGATCCAGAGGAAATAGCGGGTTGGCGTTCGGGATGGCGATCGCAAAGGTGATGGTTATCGCGCCACCCAAGACGTTATTGGCGAAAAAAATCCCGATCGCCTGAAGCTGGACGCCCCCGCCCATTCCAGAAAGCTGCGTGTAGGTATTGCCTGGACCGTCCGTGACGACGAGCGCGCCTGTAGCAACAACGCCGAGTCCGGTGTTGTCCCCGATATTGATGAGCGCCTTGACGGCAACAAAGATCGTATTGCCCGGGGTGACTGAACTCGGGAAAGTCACACTGACGGTGCACGCACCCGTGGACATGGGTGGAACGGTATTTACTGCCGAGCCCGCGACCGTTTGAACAAAGAGGGGCACTAGTACTGGTACCTTGCGACGTGATAATTCGCGTCTCTCGCTTTCGGCGCGACCGTGTAGGTGATGGTCACGCCGCTAATAAGGAAGTCGAAGTGAGACGACTGAACGATGTTGAGGAATAGCGTCAGGCTGCCCGGGATCGGAGCAAACGAGAGCGTGAAAATAAGGTTGGTCCCGTTCATGACCCCCGCCGGAATCTCATCGATCCAGGTCGCGGACGAGCTTGGGCTAGGAGGCGCGGAGCGAACAACCGCTGGCTCCGCGAAAGCGCGGTTAATCCGCCGGATGCGATCGTTGATCGTGGCCGTTAAATCCGTGCCTGTGAGTGAACCTTCAACCGGCTGAATGGGTTGCCGGTTCGTCATCCGGTTACCTCGAATGGCACGTCAATCCAAGTCCAGGTCGATTCAGTGCCTTCGATCGAGAGGATCTTGGCCCAAAACCATTGCGCCTCCGTAGGCGGAACAGTGAACGGAGCCCAGGCCCAGGTAGGTGGTGTGGGTTCGATGGGCAAGGGCGCCCACTTCCAATCACCCATCGCCTTATTGAGTTCGTTGAGTGGTCGGTACCAGATGCGTCCCGTGAACAGGCGCACGCCAGATCCGGAGATCTCGACTTGCAGCAGTCGGCCGCGGATACCCGGGGTGAGCGGAATCTTCACCGTCTGCCGGCTGCCGGTGGTCGTAATCGTGGTCGTGAACTGGAGAGTCAGCGCGCCGTTCGGTTGATCAGTCCAGACCTTCATGGTTGCGGTACCGCCGGTGTCGGTCTGGATATCAAACTCGAACTTCCGGAACTCCTTCATCCGTTCGGTGTCGAGGTCGATCGGCGTCGAGTCCCAGATACCCACGGGTGAAGCGCTCGCCTCGTCGCCGGTGAGATACGTGCCGAACTCGCGGATTTTGAGCTTCGCGCTGTACAGCCGGAACGCGCTGGTCCCGCTGATGATGAGCCGGAACATGCGGCCCATCGGGTAATTGAACGGAGCCGTGCTCATCGTGGTGGGGAGCTTGATCTTTTGCCGGCCCGTGGTGGAAAAGGTTGCCGTAAAGATCGAGGCCATCGTGAACCCGGGCAAATCGCAGTAGAGCGTCGCGGTCACGTTGCCAGTGGTCTGGCAATCGATTTCGATCTCTCGCGCTTCCTTGGGCTTCGCGCTGCCGAAGTCGATCTCGCGGGAGTCGTACACGGCGCCGCCGGTCGCTTCGTAAGCCTCGATGTAGACTCCGATCGCCAGCACTTCCACCCCGCCGTCATAAAGAACGAACTTGCTTGACCCGGATAACTTCACCCGGCAGATGCGGCCCTCAATCGGAGCGGTGAGGCCCGTCGCCATCGGCAAGCGCAAGATACGCCGGCCCGCGGTTCCGGTGTTGATCGTGGCTGTAAAGCGGGATGCCTCGGAGTTGCCCGGGAGATCGGTCAGGAATGTGAGGGTGACGTTCGCGTTGAACGTGTCGAGTTCGAGTGAGATCTCGCGAAACTCTTTAACCGGGACGGCTGCGAGTGCTATCGCATAACTTCGCGGGATGTGGGTAAGCCCGGATTCGTAGGTCATTTCCATCGAGTCCCAGACAAAGCCGGCCGCGGCTTCGTACGCCTCGATGTACGTGCCGATGATCCGCATGAGGAGGCGCGCACCGTAGAGCCGGAACGTGGTGGTGGTGGTTGCAGTGAGCGCCAGGCGCCAGAGATATCCTTCGGTGGTCGCGAAAGGGAACTTCAGCAGTGCGCGCCCGGCGGAAGTGAGAACGGACGGGGTGTGCCGAATCGCGAGCGCGTTACCCGGGAGGTCGGAATAGAGATTGCAGTTGACGGCCGAGGCCGCGGCAATATCGAGCGCGATTTCTTTGCACTCCTTGACGTGCACGGAACCGAGGTCGAGCGGAATCGTGGAAGCTGCGAGCGCGTTTCTGGCTTCCAAGTAGTAGTACAGATAAACGTTGTGAATCTCAGTCAGACCGCTCGTCGCGGTGCTCAAGACATCGAGGCCGATGGAGATATTCTTCGCCTCGGTACCGTCGGTACCGAGTACGAAGCTGGTCGAGTTTCGGAAGCCGGTACCGGTGATGGTGCCGAGCGTGCCCATGCCCACGGAGTTGTCATAGGCTCCCTTGACCGTCGCCACGATCCCGGGACCGAGTTTGCAGTCAATGACCACTTCGAGCCAGACCTTCGGGTTGTCGGGGTGGCCAGCGTCTTCCGCGTGGCTGCGATAGATACACTCGATCGGAGCGTGAGGTCCGGAGCCCGGGACCGCTTCATCTTCGGTGTAGAAGAGCCTGAAATCATCGAGATTCACGCCGGTGGCCGTGGCGCCGCCGGAGGAATTCCCGCTCAAACCGAGCATCAGCACGCCATCGAAGTAGTAGCCCCAAAACCGCATGGTCGTGTTGCCGTTGCGGTGATACATCCAGCGGCCGGTGGCTTCGGAATAAACCGCAGTGACCGCGTTCGCGCCGCTCGTGACGTTCTCGCTGTACGAGAGGTACAGCTTGCCCATCGCGTAGCCAACTGAAATTGCAAAGGCATCGAGTGAGTTAGCGCCGATATTGGGACCAGCGAGAATGCTCCCGGGTGGCTCGAACGGTGTCCCGCCGTTCACAATTGGCGTGTTGAACAGCGGGAGAATCTCCGCACCGAATGCTTCCGACTTGTCGAGGTTGCAGCGCCGGAGTCCGGACGGGGAGACGAAGTAGTCGATCGGCCCGGCTGCCGATGCGATCGCAAAAGCGTTGCAGAGGCCCACGCCGTCTTCGAGCTGCTCGAGCGAACCGCCAACCGGATCCGCAATGAGTCGCCAGATCGACTTTTCCTTGTAGATCATGAGGACGTTCGTGTGGGTGGTGACCCACATGATTTGTTCGCCCCACGTGCCGACATCGACCCAATCGCCCACGGCCGGATCCGTGTTCCAGTACTGCGGTTGACCTGGTGGGGTGTAATAGAGCCGGTTTCCAACCCAGGTGTAGAGCCGCGAGAAGTACGGACCCGCGAGGCCTTGACCGTTCGGGGGAAGCGTGTGACCGACTGGCATGATGATGCCGTCGTTGGTTACGGTCAGGTCGTCAGTCGCCCAGGTCCCGGTGGTCGCTGTGTTGTTCGGGATC